CTTTTTTAGAGAGTTTTCGCTGCATTTTAGCTAATTTCTTTTGAGATTTTACAAAAAATCTAGGATTATTAATTTTCTCGCCAGTATTAAAAATTGCGAATTCTTTCAAACCTAAATCAATACCTACATTTTGATTGGTTTTCTCAAAATGTTCTGGATCAAATTCAGTTACACAAATACTAGCAAAAAACTTATTAGATTTAGTTTTAGAGATCGTAATAGATAAAATTCTCCCAGATATTTCTTTATACCCTTTAGTTTTTATCCATCCAACTTTAGGAATTCTAATTTTGTTATTTTCAAATTTTAAATAACCACTTGTTTTATAAGAGTCTTTAAAAGATTTTCTTGATTTAAATTTAGGAAAATTAGCTCGTTTTTCAAAGAAATTTTTATAAGCTATATCTAAATTTCTAAGTGTATTTTGTAATGCACACTTATCTGGTTTTTGAAGCCATTCATTTTCTTTCTTTAATTGAGTTAATTCTTTAGAGCATTCATTAAAAGTTAAGCTAATATTATTTTCTTTATAGAAATTTATTTTTCTATTTAGGAAATAATTGTAAATATACCTAACACAACCAAATGTTTGATTTAATAATTCAGTTTGCTTTTTGTTAGGATATATTCTTAACTTATAAGCTCTTTCCATTTTAAATCTTACCTTTCTTTTTGACTCTTAATATAATCTCTAATTTGTTGTTCTGTATTTTCAGATACAGTTCCAACATAATAACTTGGATTCCATAAATGACCTTTCGGGAATTGTTTTTTTAATTCCGGAATTTCTTTGGCCAATAGCCTAGCAGAAACACCTTTAAAGGCCTTAATAAAATTTGAAATACAATGTTGTGGTTTGCATGAAATTAACATATGAATATGATCTAAATCTGTATTTAATTCTTGAATAATTATCTGATTATCATCAGCTATTTTATTCAAAATATTAATTAATCTAATTTCAACTTCTTGTGTTAATATTTTTCTACGATATTTTACGCACCAAACAATATGATATTGAATTGCGTAAACATAACCACGTCCATGTGTTACATTCATTATATTACCTCCTTTATGATAATATAAGTGTAACATATGTAAATTATTTTTTCAAGAGTTTAAAAGAATTATTTTTATTTTTTTTATAATATATGTAAGAATCTATTTTATGAGAGAATGATCGTTCACATTAAAACGTCACTTTTAATGCGGCGCCACTACGCGCACCCTTGATTTTCATCAAGGCACAGACTATATCTTAATCCTTTTAAAAGGACCTTTACCATTTCCACTGCCATTATAGACTTGCAGTGTACGAGCTCTCGCTCTAGTCGTTGAACCTTTCTTACACGGTAAGACTTGGCTGCTGATTGCCCATTGTTATAACACTTAGGATTTAACCATATGTCATCTTAAGGATTTATTTCTACTTTCGTAGCCGAGTGCAAAATTTTGCACGGGGCACCTTAAGCTTTAGGGTTTTCCAGCAATTAGATAAATTTCCGAGATGTAGATTATCTCGGCACTTACTTGTTACCAAATAAGTGGACTATTCATGCTATTAACTCATGATCGAAATCACAAGTATGTATAGCAATTCTAATCGAATAATTCTAAGTATTTACGAATAATAAGGCCCGGCAATACATTTTCTTCGGAATAAGCTTTAAGTTCATTCCATTTAGATAAAAATGCTTTTACGCCAGTATATGCTTTGCCTTTAATATCGTTTAAATTATAATTAGCTTTATTTAACACATTATTAGATTCTCCTACCATTAACTTATTAAAAGTAGCTTCACCGATACCGGCTTTAGGAATATTAATGATACGTTCTAATGCTTCTTCGTCACATTCATTTAATAATAATCTTAATACACATAATAAGTCTTTAACTTCTTTACGAGTACAGAATTGTACACCAGAAATCAAATCATAAGGAATAGCATTACGTAAGAATGCTTTTTCAACTAATTCGAATTGTTTTTTAGTACGAGCTAAGATAGCAATATCTTTATAGTCGAAACCGTTACGCAATAAAGATTTAATACCGCGAACGATATAATTAGCTTCATCTTTATCAGATTTAACTTCTTTAATAAATACAGGAGCACCTTTTTCTTGCTCAGAGAAAGCTTTTTTGTCGATAATTTTAGGATTGTTGTCGACTACAGCATTACTAGCTTCTACGATAGTAGATGTAGAACGATAGTTTTGCTCTAACACATATTGTTCAAAACCTTTTTCAACTAATTGTTTACACAAGAAATCGATGTTTGCACCACGGAATGCATAAATACTTTGGTTATTATCCATAACCATGCATAAATTTTCATTACCTTTAATGATCCAATTAATATAATCCCAATCTCTCACGGACATATCTTGGCTTTCGTCAGAAATGACATATGTATATTTATTCCAAACATATTCTTGAACTTCACTGTATTTGCTAATTAGTTCTAAACCATAATTAGACAAATCACCAAAGTCCATCATGTTATCGTTACGCAATTTTTGTTGATATTTTTCGTAAACTAAGAATATTGTGTAATGATCGTTCTGAATTGTTTGATCTTTACGAGCGATATCAATTGTGATACCGTGAGTTTTCCAATCTGGAATTTGAGTTTTGGCGATATCATATAATTTAGAATTTTTACCGCAAAAATCTTTAATGATTTTTTCTGTATCGTCGCTATCTGCAATAGTGAAGTTTTTGTCATAGCCAACTAAATGAGCAAAACGACGAAGCAACATAGAACTAAAAGCATGATAAGTACAAATTGTAACGGCTTTAGCTTGCGGGCCAATTTTAGCAATCATACGCTCTTTCATTTCCATAGCTGCTTTACGAGTAAAAGTAAACATAAGAATAGAGCCAGGGTTAATACCTTGCTCGATCATATATGCTGTGCGTGTAACAATTGTTGAAGTCTTGCCCGATCCAGCCCCAGCATTAACAATGAACTTACCTTCAAATTTTTTTGCGACAGGTAATTGTTGTTCATTTAAATTTTTTAATAATTCTGACATAGTATAATCCTCTCTAAAATATCTTAATTACTTAGGTATATATCTTATTATATTATAGGCTATATGCCTAAATAATTAAAGCCGATAGAAATTAATCTATCGGCTATTATTTTCTAATTAAATATTGTTAATGAATTCAGGTACACCGTCATAAAATTCTTTTTTCTTAGAATCTTCTTCGGTTTTACCGTTCAACATAATTTTTTGAATTTCTTCTTGACAAGTTTGACCTACGAAACCTTGAGTTTCATATTCAACAGTACCGTCAGCCTTAATAGTAACTTCGATTTTTTTCATCTTTGAGCCTCCTAAAGATAATAATAGCGGGGAATAAATCCCCGCATATCATTATTTAAATTTAATTATGCCAAGCATTCCAATTTAATTTCTTGGTTAGTTTGAGCAATAATATTAACCATATAACCAGCAGAACGAGCTGCTTTAACTACTTTATAAGAGTTATAGATCATACCCAATTTTTCGCTGAATTGTTTAATATTAGTACCAGAACCATAGAAATCACCACGAACTTCGACAGAGAAGTCATCGTTGAATACAAGACCTACATGAGCTTTATGGTTTTTATCGTGGAAAGATACAGTTGCATTTACTTCGCGTTGGTCTTTAGGAATAACGATCATACCAGATGCATCAAGAGTTTTACCGTCGAAATCGATATCGAAATCTTTGTTAAATTCTTTATCCATCATAGCTTCCATGAAGTCACGACGGGAAACATCTTTAAGAGTTTCTACTTTTTGTTTAAGATATTGAGACATAGCTATGTCCTCCTTTAAAAAATACAGATATCTATATGCAAACGGCTATATGCCGTAATTGCTTAACTATTCTTACGAACGAATTCGAATTCTTTAGGAAAATACTTCTTAATGAATTCTTTTTTAACGGTATTTCTAATCTTTTCGCTGTCACTACTATTATAGTGCGGATTGCCAGGAGTGTCAAGAAATACGTTATTAATACTCGACAACAAATCGACAAGTGTACTGTAAACAGGAACTGTTTTTTCAGTTAGAACTTTAAAGTCGGAGATGTTTTGAAGACAAATATTAACGTCTCGAATTAAAATATCGAGCTCTTTTTTCATCTCATCTTCGGCTTTTTTATCTAACTTATTAAAGAGTAGTTCTGCTTTCTTACGATTACTTAGTTGTCGATTATCGTTAGGATCAAATTTAACAACTGCCAAAACTAAAAAATCCTTTCTATTCTGCTAAATAGTTAGCATTATTAGACTTTTTTACTGGTTCCAATAATTCTGTTTTTTTATTGCTAGCATATACTGCGAACTTACGAGCATGTTCTTCTAAAGCTGCAATAGAATCGGCAGAACTTTTAACGACTGGAACAATCGTCATTACAGCTTCATCGATAATTTCTTTTGTAACTTCTTTAACGTCGTTTATAAACAATGCACGTTGAATATTAATTACAGTTTGTTCGATTTCAGCACCAGTAAAACGATCGATAGCATCAACCAAATAACCTAAATCTTCTTTAGCTGTTTTTTTTCTAAATTTCAAACCATATTTCTTGATATAGATAGATAGGATTTCTTGAGCTTCTTCGCTATTAGGAACGCTAAAATACCATTGAGTATCGATACGACCAGCACGCATTAGTTCTGGCGGTAACTTGGTGATATCATTACTAGTAAATACTGTAAAACTATTTTCATTTTCATGTAAGAATGTCAACATACGACTCATTACACGAGCAAGAGTACCAGCGTCACTTTGGTGACTTGATGCATACAAATGTTATTAACCTGTATATTTTTACATACAGCTCTGGAGATTTCTCTCATTTTCATCGATTAGTTTATTCTAATCCAGTTTAGCGTAACTTTTCACCTTATTAAAAGATTCATAGGGTTGGGGCCTCTTGGCAGGATTATATCTTTTCACCTACTACGCGTTGCGGCTGGCTTAACTCTATTAAGCCTTCACCTCTGATTAGCATATTGTATATTAATACAACTTAGCCTTCCAGATTTTTTCCCCAAAGCTAGTCATCATCTTCTGAATCTGTTGATGATGACGCGGCTATGCTATTTACAAATTGTCCTTTTCGATTTCTCATCCAAGGATATTCTTTCTGATGACATTCTGTACATAATGAAACTCCATTTTTAATGTCATTAAATTCTGCACTTTTAATAATGTCATCTAAATTATTATTATATTTTTGTACTATATTATAAAGTTGTTCAATATGATGAACTATTATATTAGATCGTGATCCACATTTTTGACAAGTATAATTGTCTCTTTCTAAACAAGAATTTTTCCATTTTTCATATTCTGTAGTACTTCTTAAATAATGAGCAATTTCTGCATATGTTTCTTTTTCTTTGTGTAAATATAATTTTTTATGTTCATTGCAACAAAAATGTTTTTTATGATTTTTAAATTTAGATTCAATTATTTCATATTTTTTATTACAATAATCACATGAAACTTCAACACGTTTTTTTCGTGCTTCATATGAGCACTCATTAGAACAATAAATGTGTTTAGTTTTTCCTAAGAAATAATTTTTTAATCGATTTAAACCTTTTTCTATTTTTTTGCCGCAATGATCACATTTTAAACTTTCTAATTTATAATCATATTTTTGTTTAAAATTCTTATGATCAGAATTTTTACAATCAAAGGAGCAATAAACTACGTTTTGTTTTCTTTTTAATTGCTTTTTAAGATAACTATTTTTAACTGTAAAAGTTTTTCCACACTTTTTACATATTAAATCAATAGTTGTTCCTCTTAAATTATTTTCTTCATTAAATTTTTTACAACACTCAGAAGAACAGAAATAATGCTTCTTATTTTTTAATTTTTGTTGAACCTTGAATTCTTTTCCACAACAATCACATTTTACATTTAATTGATTGCGTCCCCAGTATTTATCTTTGCATTCTCTGGAGCAGAATTTTATAGGTTGATTTTTTCTATTAGCATTTTTAATTTCTCGTTCACTTCTTTGAAACATATTGCCACATTCAAGACAAATATAATCATGATATACGATATTTTTATGTGCGTATTCATGCATACATTTTTTTGAGCAAAATTGTGGTTCAAAATTTGGATTTTTCTTTTTTTGAAAATCAACTTCACATTTTCTTCTTTTAAAATTAGACATGCAATTCTTGCATGCATAGTACAACCATATATTTTCTTTATTTTTCATAATTATTTCCTGTTAATATTCAGTGTATACTTATATATTACAGGAGTTTTTCTAATTTGTAAATCTTAAAATTTAACCGCCAAAGACTTTTTCAGCCTCGTCGACCAAGATGACACATTGTTTAAGTTCTCTTACTTGATTTAATGCTCGTTCCATATTGCCTTCAGAGGCACCGACTAGACCTTGCATAATTTTACTCAAATTGATATTTACTAATGGTACTTTTAATGTAGACGCAATAATACTTGCTGCTACAGTTTTAGAACACCCAGGAACACCGAAGGCAATAAAACCTTTAGGTTTCTTAATCCCGAGTTGTTTAGCTTCATCGGTGTAGAATTTAGGTAATGTAGAAACATATTTTTTGAAATCATGATAGCCACCCATATCGCTTAAAGACATTTGAGGATGAGAAATTTCTAACATGCTACCATCAAAGTTTTCTGTTTTAAACTTATGAATATCGGCTACGCTTATATTACCAGATTTAGAACAATATTCTAAACATTGAAGCATTTGAATATATGTTAAACCGAGTAGTGCTTCGACGCATTGTAATTTTTCGTCGCCAGTATGATACTTATTGAGATAAAGCTCGATTTCTTTAGAAGTCAAAGCATCTAGAGAAATACGATAAGCATAGTCAGCAAGCTCTTCTGGTGGAGCAAAAGTTGCGACAATAAATACTGGGGCACCATTGCCTTTAAATGCCAATATATCTAAAAGAATTTTAGAATACATTGGATTTTTAAGGGCCATAGGTTCGACAAACACATGTGGAGTATCTTTTTTATCGGGATTACCGACTTCTAAAAGATACTGTTCATATTTATTTAAATCCGGTGTTACTTCACTTTTAATATCTTTAAGATAATTGAAGGAACACTGTTTATTACTTGCTGATAATTTTTTAAGATCGATAGAACCATATGGATATCGTTGTGTACTAACATATACTTTTTTAGTTTCAGAATTCCCGAATGCAGCATCGAGAGAAAAATCTTCAAGATTTTGACCTGCATCACTTAAAGAATTCAAAACATAAGACATGCCACGTTCTAGCTCTTCTGTTTGAATCCAAATTAATGGATTATATCCACTTTTAAGACCGGCTTTAGATAATTTATTAAACTCCATACTTTTCCTTCCTTTTTAGCCTACAAATTGAACTTGTTCATCTTCAGGCAATACTGTATTAATCTTTTCGATAAAGTTAATTACGTTAGCTGCTATTTCAGATACATCGACTTTAGCAGCTCGTGTCGTAGAATCTTGAGGCCAAGATTCAATTTCTTTATACATCGCTTTAAATTCTTTATCGCATAACTCCCATACTTTTTCCATGAGATTGCGAGCTAAGAATAAATTAATGAAATTTTGATATTCATTCATTTTTTCTATAGCTATTTTTTTAACGATAGCTTGTTTAACCAATGATTCTACTTCTGTATCCCAATCGAAATGATGTTCTACTTTGATATTTTCATTGTTGACAACACCGATAATTTTAAATACAGCATCGTCTTTATTAATGGTCAGTACAGAATTTAATTTAAATGTTTTCTTCTGCTGATCAAAATTAAAAGTTTTACTAAAATAAGTGTCTTTAATGATTACTTCCAAAATTCAACGCTCCCATCTTTTTTAATTTTCATATCTTTATATTGATCAATACGATCATATGCTTTAATTACTTTATTATCTAAACTATATTGACTTAAATCGACTACTTTTTGATTATTACTACCGATAAAACTACGCATTACATTAGTATGTGTGTCGTCGTAAATACGTTGATGTTCATCATATTGTCCATCGACTAATACATCGATAGTATCGAATAATTGTTCATATTGCTCTGGATTTTCTTTAAGCATATCTTCATAGGTATGCCAACTAATTACGAGAACATGATAATTATATCTTTTAAGTAGTTTACAAAGCTCGATTAAGCCTTCTAATTGATCGGTAGGTTCGCCTCCAACTATAGTTACGCTCTTGACGCTACACATGTCTTCTAGGCGATCTACGATAGCTTGAATCGAAATCTGAGAACCTTGTTCTCGTTGCCATAGCTGATAATTAAAGCAACCTCGGCATGGATCGCCTTCTTCTGCCTTGCGACAGCCAGCGAAATATAATTCACTTCTGAGATTATCTTGAACACTTGGGCCTGCAGTCCTAATGTTAATGCGATAATCGTACAAATTAATATTCATACTTTTCTCCAAAAACAAAAAAGCCAGACCCTTATCGGATCTGACTTTTATCAACATCATGCTTACAATTTAGACATCGAAAGATATCCTTATTCTTAAGTTGTAAGAACTCTTTTTGTCGAGCATTATATCGGAACTCGTAAGTTTCGACTTTCTCGAATACACGTCCTCCGCAACGAGGACATTTAAAATACAGTTTATCTTCAGGGTCAGTTATCAACATATCATTCACCTAAAAAATCTAAGAATAGACCAGCATATTTTGCTGTTAATACATCGTTTGGTTGAATTTCTTTTGCCTGTGTAAATTCAGTTAACTTATCATTAAATTCTTTACCCATTTTATTTTTAAGGGTAACGATTTTTTTCATGTTAACAAAGTTTTTGATCATTTCGACATCTTCTGGTTTAAGAACGTCGATATCAAGATTAGCAGCACAACCCTTAAGGGCACTACTTACTGCCGATTTATATCCGCTTGCATAGTCGAAACGACCTTTTTTATCTGCTTTGCGTGGACAATTAGAACCAATATCTTCTTTAACGATCGTAATTGGTTTACCCTCTTTGTTGTAAGTATTAATAGTCAAACGACCCTGAACATAAAAATACTGATCGACGATATCTTCCTTGCCTTGAATTTTTTCTTTATCGTAAGCCTGATAAACTTCAGTCCAGCTTCTAACAATCTCAAAGGACCATTCGCCATCAAATAATTGATTAAGTAATACGGTTACATCACCGATACTTAAATATTTGGCTCCTTGGTTTAGATATTGGTTAGACTTAAAGAAGTTGGAATTAACGTTGTCACTTCTAAAAATATCTTTTAAAGTAATCATGACAAAATCCTTTCTGTTAAAATACTAATTTATATATAGTATTATAGCAGAAAGGATAGATTTTGTCTACTTATTTAGAACTTTTAATGCGGAACTTACGGTAATTAACAATTCTTTTTTGAATTGAATTTGTTTTAAAATGCCGTCAAGGAAGTTGTAACGACCACGAGTTTCAGCAATTAGTTGGAATAAATCGACAGTATTTTTACCGATTTTATATTTTTGAGCGGCAGTAACACCAGAAGCTTTACGTTCTGTTTCGTTAGAGCCTTTAGCATTAGTTGCTTTTACAACAGTAAGAACGCCGTCTTCTTTATTTGTTAAATTATCTAACGCCGTTTTTGTTTCCATGAATTTATCATGGATATAGCTATGTAAGCTATCCAATTCAGAAGATACTAACAACACAACATTCGGAGGAATATTCGATTTAATTTTAATCCCGTCAATACGAGTCAAGATTTCATTCTTAAGAGCCTCCCAATCAGGATCGGTAATCGGATTAGAGAAGAAATCAATGACGTTATTAAAAGAATCTCCCTTAGTTTTT